CTTTTGTATGGATCGTTACTTGAAGCCTACGCCTTTATGAAGGGCGAAAAAGATGTTAACGATAATTACGTAGCCCGTTATAATGAAGCGCTTGCCATGTTGAAACAACTTGGTGAAGGCAAAGATCGTCAAGATACATACCGTACAACTCAAACAAGGGTTCAAGTTCGATGAGCACGATGAGCGAAGTGGCCTTCCTTTTGGGTGGCAGTCAGGTCAAAGTATTAACAACTTCTGGTCGTGGGTTTACACCAGAGGAAGTTGCCGAACGGGCCTTGGACAAAATTATTTCTGTAGGTTCGCAAACGCATCCTGCTATTAGAGATCAAGCAGAGGCGTTTAAAGATCAAATCCGTCAGGTTTTGGTGTTTTATATGAAGGAAGCCATTAAGTCGCACCATACGACGTTGGCTATCAAGTTCAGGAAAGCGGGACATCCTGAGTTTATTAAACTTTTAGATGAGTAAAGGAGCCTAATATGGCTATCACGCAAGCAATGACAACCTCGTTTAAGGCCGAACTTCTTTTGGCTGTACACGATTTTCGTCCCTCAGCGGACACCGGAGCAGACATTTTTAAACTTGCTCTGTACACTTCTTCGGCTTCTTTGGACGCCAACACAACGGCGTATACTGCTTCTAACGAAGTTGGTACTGTTGGTACTAACTATTCGGCTGGTGGACAAGCACTAACTAACACGGGTGTAACGGCAACCAACATTAACGCCAACACCGGCACAGGCTTTACTGACTTTTCCGATGAGACCTTCACGAACGCTAACTTCACGGCTCGTGGCGCTTTGATTTACAACACTACTCCTTCGGCAAACAGCAATGCTAATACCACGCTGACCAATGCATCAGTTTGTGTGTTGGACTTTGGTGCAGACAAAACGGCTTCGGACGGTGACTTCACCATTATTTTCCCGACCAATGACTCAAGCAATGCCATCATCCGTATTGCTTAATTAACAAACCTCCCCTAAAGGACAAATCATGGCTGGTTGGAGCATAGGGCCTTATGGGGAGGGAGACTTTGGTGTAGGTAATCCAAACGCTTTAGTAAGTGTTACTGGGGTAGACGCCTCTGCATTACTTGACCCAGTAGGTGTTGCCGCAGGTGGAGAAGTTGAACCTGCTGGTGTGCAGGCTGAAGTAGAACTTGGGCAAGAAACCGTAACCGCTGGTGCTAATGCGTTTCCGGCAGGTGTTGAAGGTGTAGGTGAAGTTGGTCAAGTCAGTCTTGGTATTGGAATAAATGTTCAGTCCACTGGTGTTGAAGGTACCGGGGAAACCGGGGTAGGTGATCTTGTTCTAGCAGCAAATGTATACCCAACCGGAGTACAAGGTGACGGTGAAATAGGTGAGACAGAGGAAGAGTCCGCTTATTACGTTACTGGAGTTGAAGGCTCTGGGGACGTTGGTTCTTTAAAAGTAAGTACGGATGTAAATTATATTGGCTGGGGGTCTGGGCCGTGGAGTCGTGGTGCTTGGGGTGCTGATTTCCGTGGGACAAACGTAGATCCCGTAACTGCTACCGGTCAAGTAGGTTCTGTTTCGTTACGAATTGCTGCAAACATATACGCAGTAGGGGTTGAAGGTAACGGGGAAGTTGGGCAGGTTGGGTTTAGATTTAATGCGGCTGTTCGGCCTACCGGTGTAGATGCTTCTGCATTATTAGACCCAGTAGGGGTTGCTGCGGGTGCTGAGATTGAACCTGCTGGATTTCAGGCTGAGGTTGAGTTAGGGCAAGAGTTTGTAACCGCTGCCGCTAATGCCCCTGTTACAGGTGTTCAAGCCACCGGGGCAGTTGGAACAGAAACGGTAATTACAAAGGTTGATGTTCGTTTAGTAGGGGTTTCTGCTACCGGGGTATTAGGGCAAGACACGGCAGAGGGTAGTGCGACAGTTCCCGTAACCGGGGTTCAAGCCTCTGGAGCGGTTGGTCAGGTAGCACAGCGTACCGCTTATTATGTTACCGGGGTTGAGGGAACCGGAGAAACCGGATCTGTAACGGTAGTTGGTAAGGCTAATGTATATCTAGTAGGGGTAGTTGGAACAAGTCAGTTAGGGGAAACTGACGAAAGCGGCGCAGCCAATGTGCCAGTGATTGGGGTAGAGGGAGATTCTGAACTTGGGCAAATTACTACCAAGACAGTTAACTTTATACCGGTCACACTTCAACAGGCAACAGGTTCAGTAGGTAATGCTGTAGCAAGTATCCCGATAAGTGTATCTGTAACGGGGGTTCAAGGACAAGGGCGTGTTGGTAAAGTTTTGATCTGGAGTAAAATTAACCCCAATCAGAACCCCAACTGGCAGCAGATTAACGATGTACAAACACCAAATTGGTTGCCCATAGCGGCTTAATTTAAGGAGTAAAAAATGGCAAGTACCTATAGTAGTTTAAAAATTCAACTTATGGCTACCGGGGAAAACTCGGGGACATGGGGTAACGTAACTAATGACAACTTAGGGGTGGCATTAGAAGAGGCTATCGTTGGTTCTGCTGACGTAACCTTCGCTAGTGGAAACGTGACCCTAACATTAACGGATACTAATGCTTCTCAGACGGCTCGTAACCTTCGGTTAAATTTAACTGGAACCACGGGTGGCACTCGTGATCTTATCGTTCCAGCGATTGAGAAGATTTATATCGTCAATAACGGTTGTGCGGATACCATCACTGTTAAAAATAATAGTGGCACAGGTATTGCAGTCCCTGCTGGTAAAACGATGTATGTGTATAACAACGGAACTAACGTCCTTGACGCAATTACACATCTAACTTCTCTAACTCTAGCGACTGCGCTACCTATCACTTCCGGTGGTACCGGATCTACCACAGGTACTTTTTCTGGCGCAAACATAACATCGCTAAATGCATCTTCTATTTCTAGTGGGACATTAGACAACGCTCGTTTAGATACTGTTAGCGTGGCTAAAGGTGGTACAGGACAGACTACGTACACAAACGGGCAGTTACTAATTGGTAACACTACAGGAAACACACTCGCTAAAAACACGCTTACTGCCGGTACCGGGATTGGAATTAATAATGGTGCTGGGGCAATTACAATTAACTGTAACGTCGTTGGTGGCGGTGGTTTTAGTGGATCTCAAGGATTCTCCAGCCCCGGAAACTTTGCTGCTCCCCCAACTACTAATCAAGTTTATGTGGTACTTCAGGCTGGCGGTGGCGGTGGCGGTGGCGGTACTGCTGTTCAACCCGAGGGTGCTACGTCTGCGGGTGGCGCTGGTGGTGGCGGTGGGGCCGCAATGGGAGTTGTCCCTGTTACAGGCGGATCAAATTACACAATTACTGTTGGCGCTGCTGGTAACGGAGGTGCCTCTAGTAATGGGAACACTGCACAATCGGGCAATGCAGGCGGCGCTAGTTCATTTAGTAATTTAATTTCTGCTAACGGGGGTGGCGCAGGAAATTCTGGAAATAACCCGGCTGGTCCCGGTAATCAAGGAACGGGTGGAACTGGAGTTGCCCCAACGGGAACCGCATTACCAACTAATCAACCAAATACTGCTTTTGGTAGTGGGGGCGGCAGTAACACCAACCCTGTTCTTGGTGGTGGCGGTAGAGGTCCCACAACTCCTTTCCCTCCTACAGCCTCAAATGGTCAGGCCGGTGCTGGTGGATTTGTATTTGTAGCATATTAAGGAAACAATCATGAAAAAAGCACTTATTAATGAAAATGGCGTAGTTTCTCAAGTAGAGACGGTTCCATTTGATATGGCCCCCCCGTGTTTTTGGGTGGATTGTGCGGACGATGTAGTAGCGTATAAATATAAATATGAAAATGGAGCAGTTGTTCCTATACCAGAACCTGCACCTGTTCCACCAACCGCTGATGAAAATGAAGCAACAGCAAAACAAAGACTTCAAGATTCTGATTGGTCAGTTTTGCCTGATGTAAACCTTCAGAATAAAACAGATTGGGAAACTTATCGTTCCGCTCTTAGGGCAATTGTGGTTAATCCACAGCCGGGGGTTTTAACTTGGCCTACAAAACCGCAAGAAATCTGGACTTAATGTTGTTAGAGGAGATTGGGTATGTGTAATTTGGAGTTTAGCAATAAGTTTGAAATTGATAAGTACGCTCATTTAAAAAATGTGCTGCCTAGGGAAGATTGCAGTAAATTAGTAGAGCAATTAAAAAAACTTGTTGCTAACCAACAAACTACAAAAGATCCGCAGTGCCCTTTGTCTGAAGGTATTCATGGAGCACCTGTTTTTGATTCTTTGTTAGAACAACTTCTCCCTAACTTTGAGATTGCATCAGGTAAAAAACTTTATCCTACTTACGCCTATGCTCGTCTTTATGCTCCCGGGGAAGAATTAAAAATTCATAGAGATAGGCCATCTTGTGAAATAAGTGCGACCCTAACTTTTGGTTTTGAAGGTAATGTTTGGCCTATTTATATGGGTGATGAGGGCGGTGCTAATGCTTCCAAAATATTATTGGAAGTTGGTGATGCCGTTTTATACCGTGGATGTGATAAGTATCATTGGCGTGAGCCGTATAAAGAAGGACAATGGCAGGCCCAAGTGTTTCTGCATTACGTAGATGCTAATGGCCCCAATGCGGCGTGGAAATATGATAAAAGACCTAAACTTAGTCACCATGATTCAGGAGTTTTATATTGGCATTTTCCTCAAGCCGTACCAGAAGAGGCTTGTAAAAGATTAATTAATTCTATTGAACAATTTACTCCAGAAATAGCAAGAGTTAATGGGGATAATCCTATTGAAGGTTTTGGGGTAATAGAAAAAGAAACTAGGGACGTAAAAAAAATTCCATTATCTTCGTGGAATGGAATAGGCGCACAAATGGCAGGTATGGGTTTATCGGCTAATCAACAGGCTTGGAAGTTTGATGTTACCTACGCTAATCAATGTGATTATCTTATTTATGATGTTGATGGTCACTACACCGCTCACACAGACACACAAATGGACTCAACCCAAACAGATTGTAGAAAATTAACAGTTCTTTCTTTTCTAAACAAAGATTTTGACGGGGGACGCTTATTTTTACAAATTGACTCAAAAAAAATATATCCACCACAAGAAGCCGGGTCAGTTTTAGTTTTTCCTTCTTTTGTGCTTCATGGAGTTGAACCGGTTACAAAAGGTATACGAAGATCAGTTGTAACTTGGATGGTTGGCCCGTGGTTTAAATAAGGATAAAAAATGTCTGAAATGTCAGAACAAATACAATTAGATCAAAGAGTAGTTAATTACAGACTAGAAAATTTTGTAGGTATTTTTAAAAACGCTTACACAAAAGAATTCTGTGAGCGGGTAATTAAACATTATAAAGATATGGCTGATTCTGGTCATGGGCGGACACGTTTTGAATTTGAAAATGCAGAAAGAACTAGAAAAGATGACACACAAATATTTGCGGATGACATAGATTACATACCACTTCGTAAATCAACAAAAGAGTTTAATGAAATTTTTTGGGGTAAATGTTTCCCTGTTTATGAACAAGAATATTCTGCTTTAAAAGATTCTGGTAGACATAATAACTATTCTTTTAAAATCCAAAAAACTAAAATAGGTGGTGGGTATCATGTTTGGCATTATGAATCAGGTAGTAGAGAGTATTCTCATAGACTTTTAACTTGGATTCTGTATCTTAATGATGTGCAAGAAGGTGGGGAAACTGAGTTTCTTTATCAACATATGCGGGTTAAACCTGAACAAGGAACGCTCGTGATTTGGCCTGCTGCATTTACGCATACCCATCGTGGCAATCCACCATTAAGCAATGAAAAGTATATTGTCACCGGTTGGACAGAATTTTAAGGAGCCACAATGAAAACAGTAATTGAAGCGCATAAGGTAGATGGGGTAAAAGTCTGCCGCTCTGAAGAAGTCCATGTCTGTGCCTCCTGTGGGTACGACTTAGATGAGGCTGAGTTGGCGGCTGACACTTGCTCTGACTGCGGCGCACCTTTGAAATTAAGAAAGTCCGTATCTGTATGGGCTACATCTGTACCTAAAGCCGGTGCTAAAACTTGGGGCCAGACTTAGGAATAGGAATGAATCTTGTCAGACTTAGACCCAATTATTACCACCGCGAAAGCGGCAACTAGGAACATTAAATCCGCTGTTGAGTCGGGTAAGGAGATTAGTTCAGCAGTCGAGTCAATACAAAACTTTGGAATGGCGGAGGTCAAAGCCCGTCATGCTTTTAAGGCGGTACGTAGTAGGAAAGAAGGCGAAATCACAATCATGACCGCTATGGCGGAGTGGCGTAGGCTAGACCAGATACGCCGCATGGAGTTGGAAGTAAAAGATTTTCTGATCCAACAGTTCGGGCAGTTCAAGGGTGAGGAAGAGTTCGAGAAGGTCAAGAAGATTAAAGATGACATGATTGCCCGTCATGCCAAGAGTAAAGATGCAATGGGCAGGGATATAGAGAAGTTACGAGAGTTGCAGATTATTTGTGTGACGCTGGCGTTTCTGGTTGTCACTATTTATTACATCATGAAGGGTCACCTGTAATGGCTGAGAAACTAAACGCTAATGACACGCTCTCTAAGGTGCTGGCGTATGTTGACTCGCCGTTTAAACTCTTTGCCATGATCATGATGGCGGTGCTGGCCTTTGGTGGTTGGATGCTGTATGACAACAAAGACCTGATCGTAGGCACCTACAAAGAACACCAGAAGTTGCCGGACATTGTGGAAGACCGGGTTGAGGACGCTGTAGCCCACCTGTTTAAGACTACGGGTGCAACTACCGTGGCAGTGTTTAAGGTGAACCCCCTGCTGGGAACCCGGGTGCAGTATCGGGCGTATACCAAAGAAGGCAGGGACAAGACAAACGACGGGCTGGATGTAGGACTCTTTACAACCAACCAAGCCAACAATCAGGACGTAGTTAACCTCATGGCAGGCAACGTTCCGTGTAGTGATTACAAGGCGGCGCAGTCAGAGATTGGCCTGTGGTACATCGAGAAGGGTATGCGGTTTGGGTGCAGGATTAGTGTCCCGCCTGAGCCGAGTCGGTTTATAGGACAGATTACCGTGGGATGGGACAAGCCCCCCGCTGATTTAGATCAAACCCGGGCGATGCTTAATATCGCCGCAACCATGCTTTCAAGGAGTAAGAAATAATGTTACCCATAGCCGCACTATTAAGTATTGGTGAAAAGGTACTGGACAAGGTTTTACCTGACCCAGAGGCACGGGCTAAGGCGCAAGCAATGCTTTTAGAGATGCAGCAAAAAGGAGAACTTGCCAAACTCCAAGCCGACATGAATGAGCAGGATAACCTGACCAAACGGGCTGAGGCCGATATGAAGTCGGACTCATGGCTATCTAAGAACATCCGGCCTATGACGCTAATCTTTATTTTGCTGACATACACCGTATTTGGGATGATGTCTGCTTGGGAGATTGAGGTAAACAATAACTATGTAGAACTCTTGGGCCAGTGGGGGATGCTAATTATGTCCTTCTATTTTGGCGGGCGTACCCTTGAGAAGATCATGGACATGAAGGCGAAGAAAGATGCAACTAACAAATAACTTTTCTCTTGCCGAGATGGTGAAGTCTGATACTGCACTGCGGCATGACATGGACAACACACCGGGGGAGGCTGAGATTGCTAATCTTAAAACGCTCTGTGAAAAGGTATTGCAGCCTGTCCGAGACCAATTCAAAACCGGGGTCAAGGTCAACTCAGGGTTCCGACATCCCGAGGTCAACGCAAAGGTGGGAGGCTCCAAAACGTCCGATCATTGTAAAGGACAAGCCGCTGACATTGAGATTCCCGGTATTGCCAACGCAGACTTAGCCGTGTGGATTATGGACAACCTTGAGTACACCCAGTTGATCCTTGAGTTCTACACCCCCGGCGTGCCTGATTCGGGCTGGGTGCATGTTTCCTACGACCCTGCTAACCTCAAGAAGCAGAACTTGACGGCTACCAAGCAGGGCGGTAAAACAGTGTATCTGCCGGGACTTGTAGCCTAATGAAAACTTTGCATTTTCCTATTACTGTTGTTGATGATTTTTTTGATTACCCAGATGAGGTAAGAGAATTTGCTTTACAACAAGAATATCTACCTGATCCTGATAACAAATGGCCCGGCAAACGTAGTAAACCTTTACACGAACTAAACCCCACTTTATTTAACAACACAATAAATAAAGTTATCTATTTATTTTATAACTCAAATAAAACAAAGATTTCGTGGAACACCGCCGCACAGTTTCAAAAAGTAGATAGCAAGTACATTGAAGGGTGGGTTCATGCTGATGAAAATATATGCACGGGGATTATTTATTTATCCAAATCAAAAAATAAATGTGGCACTACAATTTATAGACCCACAGACCCTATAAACGCCAACTTAAAAAATTTAGATAAAAAAATAAAGAGTTTTAAAAATACAGATTTAATTACAAATACTAATGATTTTAGGTTGGAGAACAATAAACAATTTAGACCAACAGTTACTATACAAGAAGAATACAATCGTTTAGTTCTTTTTGACGGTCATTTATTACATAGCGCAAATGAATTTTATGGAAATGAAGACGATTCTGCACGCCTAACTTTAGTGTTTTTTGTTAAACAAATTCATATCCATGAAGAAGACACAGTTTTTCCTGTGCCTCGCATGAGAAAGTATCTTTGGTGACTTATGCCATTTATAGCACTTAGATTTAAGCCGGGAATAAACCGAGATCAGACCAACTACTCTAACGAGGGTGGCTGGTTCGAGGGAGACAAAATTCGCTTCCTTTCGGGTTTCCCCCAGAAGATTGGTGGCTGGCTTAAACAGACGCCCAATACATTTCTTGGTACCTGCCGCCAACTATTTAACTATGCAACAACTTTTGGGGATAACCTTCTAGCCGTTGGGACAAACTTAAAGTTATACATAGAAGCAGGCGGTTATTTTTATGACATTACCCCACTCCAATCCACAACGGCTGCTGGAGATGTAACATTTGCTGCTGTTAACGGATCTTCTACCATAACAGTTTCAGATACCAGCAACCCAGCCCAAGTAGGTAATTACGTTCAGTTTACTGGCGCTGTTTCTTTGGGCGGTAATGTCACGGCTGCGATCTTAAACGTCAACCAAGGCTTTGAGATTACTACATTGGTCAACGCCAACGCTTACACAATTGTTGTTCCAGTAACGGCTAATGCTTCTGATGCAGGTAATGGCGGCTCTGCAACGGTTGGTAAGTATCAAATAAACGCCGGTACTCCCGGTGGTACGTTTGGTTATGGCTGGGGTACGGACACTTGGAGCCGCCTTGAGTGGGGCCTTGGTGGCACAATACCTGTTGCTTTAAGTGGTAGCGATTGGTGGTATGACAACTTTGATAACGATTTAGTTGCCAATCTTAGAGATGGCCCTGTTTACTATTGGGAGCGCGGGTCTTCTACTAACCCCGGAACAGCCCTTCAGACCAATGCAATTCTTCTTTCAGTAAAGGCTACCGCAGATGGATACAACGCCAATGCAGTACCAACCAAGGTTATGCAGGTTCTTGTATCGCAAAACGACAAGCATCTTCTCGCTTTTGGGAGTGTGCCTTTTGGTTCTACTAATGTGGCTGATTTTGACCCCCTTCTTATTAGGTGGG